GTGGAAATTGTCTGACATTTTTTGTTGTTTAAATGCCCTGTATTGGCGTGGAATTGGAAATATTTTACGTCAACCCCGCAGGATCTGGCTATGTACTATGTTGCGATATCATCGTAGGGGCGGACCTATGTGTCCGCCCGGCGGAAACATTGTACGTTTTCCATCCATTTTCGGCGAATTCGAAATGCCTACCATGGGCGGACACATGGGTCCGCCCCTACGGCGGGAAGGAAAGATGCGTGGAAATTGTCTGACACATTTTGTCATTTGAATGCTCTGTCAAAAACACCGGCGCAAAATGTACCAGCAGGGGGATGTATTGGTCAAATCTTCGAAAAATTGAAAAAAACCGAAATTTTCCCTTGACATAGCCTGTTTGACATGCTAAGATTGGAAGGCTGATGGTTCACGGCTTGCGGGTGTAGTTCAATGGCAGAACACCAGCCTTCCAAGCTGGATACGCGGGTTCGATTCCCGTCACCCGCTCCAACATGCGCCAGTAGCTCATCTGGATAGAGCAACTGCCTTCTAAGCAGTAGGTAGGGGGTTCGAGTCCCTCCTGGCGTACCAGGTTTCCGGGCCCCCTGACCAATCAGGTTGAAAAAGTGGATATGGTGGATGTGGCCTAGCTGGTTAAGGCGTCAGATTGTGGCTCTGAAGATCGAGGGTTCGAATCCCTTCATCCACCCCATTTTCTTTTTTCACCGGATTCTCTCGGCGGTGTCAACATTGGGATGTCGCCAAGTGGTAAGGCACCAGACTTTGACTCTGGCATCCGTAGGTTCGAATCCTGCCATCCCAGCCACGACCCGCTAGCTCAGTTGGCAGAGCAATTGCCTTTTAAGCAATGGGTCTGGAGTTCGAATCTCCAGCGGGTCACCAAAAATAGCCCCGGAAACGTATAGTTTCCGGGGATTTTCTTTGGTTTTACGAACTTTTTTGCGCACTTTCTTTCGGTGAAACGGACCGTGTTGCAGATTTGTTACAAACCGCAATCTTTGCGTCGATCATTTGCGCCGCGCCTAGGATGTCACTCGGGTCCAAGTGCGTGTAATGTTTATCAGTAGTTGATATATTCGTGTGTCCGACCATGCGCTTTAGGATCGCGGGGGAAACTCCGGATTTGACGGCCAAAGTAACAAATGTATGGCGGCAGTTATACGGAGTCATGTCCTCTGCTCCAATTTCTGACATTAATGTTTTAAAATCTCGCTTAGCAAAATTGGCGGCGCTCCGGTTGCCGCTATATCCATCAATCAAGCGCGTCCCGCCCGATCGGATCGCTGCTTGCCGCAGCGCTGCATATGCGCCTTGCCCGATCGGGCTGACTGCGATAATCCGGTCGCATTTAGTCCTTGATTTGGATCCGCCTACAAAGTACCCGGAGGAGCACATAGATAGCGGCACTTTAAATAGCTCGTTTGGACGGCAGCCGGTTGCAATCAGAATTAAAGCGATTTGCGCTGCCGGTAGACTCGATTCTGCGATGCGTTGGATCTCTGCAGGCGTAAACGGTTTTTTGGTGGATAGTTGTTGTGCGGTTGTCCTCACATTTTGGGCATGATTTTGCTGGACGATGCCCTCGTCCATGGCCCATTTGGATAGCTGGCCAAAGAGCTGGATCATTTTTTCGCACGTTGATTTTGACTTACCAGCTTGCTCCAGCCGTATAATCACTGACATATAGTCAGATTTCCGCAGATTACGAAATTTACAATCATGCAGTTCTTTACAATTTTTATATGATGCAGTATAGTTACCCATGCCGGACTGCATCTCACGGCTATGCTCTGGTGCCCAGGCGGCATAAACCTGAGCAAATGTCATGTTATACTTATCGCTTATATCTACGTCTGCGAGACGGTCCAGGGCCTTCTGAGCCTCTGCGTATGTGGTATAGGTCCCAATCAATTCTCCGCTTCGGCGGGCCATGTACTTTTTAGCCCGGTTGCCGGGAAGCACACTGATGTTGCCAGTTCCGTTTGCTCGCTTTTTATGCTTACGGGGCGTTCGCTCCTGCTTCTTGCCACAGGCTGGGCAGTACAGTGCGCCTTCTGGTAGCTCTTTTTTGCATTTGATACAGATTTCCATAGGCGTCCCCCCTAGATTTCGCCCCCTGGCGTTGGTGTGCCAGGGGGCATATTTTTGCGTTCATTCTGCCTGTTCTTGCCGTAAATATCTATCCAGAACTGCAATAAGCTCATCCGCATAGTTTGCGATGTCGTAGACATTTTCAATCTGATGTTGCACATCCTTCTTGTCTTCGGCAGGTATACTCATTATTTTACGCGAGCTGTTTAGGTACAACCTGCAAAGTCTCCGGCGGCTGTTCCCTTTGTACAGAATATTCATGTAAGCGACAGTATCTTTATAGGTAATATCGCTCATGTCGGCCTTCTCACGCAGTAAGTTCTTTACAATGAAAAAGGCCTCAAGTTCCTCCTCTGTTGTTACGATTTTGGCTGCGTCCTTTTCCTGCGTGGGCTCTGCAGGCTTCTCCTCCTGAGGCCGTTGCTCAACTACGGATACGGCCCCTCCGGAGCCACCTAGGGCAGTTTTGATTTTATCATTCATAATTTCGCTTATGTAATCATTCAGAGCCTTTTGCAACAGAGGCCTGAATTGCTCCAAGACCCCCTGTGTTTTTTGCCCAGAATAGCATCCCTGTAAGAAAAATCTCACAAACGCATCAGATGGATCGTCAAGTTGCTGAGAAAATATCTTCTTAAACTGATGGACATATTTTAGCTCTGAGGCAGTGCTAAAAATTGTGTCCACATCAAATGATGACTTGCAGAATTTCTTCAGCTCAGGGACCTGATTGTCCCGCAACTCCAGCAAGTTGATCGTCAAAAATGGGACTTCATCCATCTTGTTTGGATTATCTAAATCAGTATAGAACTTATAAAATTGACCGTTTGTCAAGATAGCAAACTTCGCAGCCACCGTGCTAAAATAGCGGAAGAGCTGGGAATCGTGCCGTTCGAGGCCCTCATTAATTGACTTGCACTCAATGAGAATCGCTGGGCAGCCGTCCTTCATGATGGCATAGTCGACCTTCTCCCCTTTTTTGATCCCAACATCGGCGGTAAATTCAGGGACAAATTCCTGGGGATTGAAGACATCATACCCCAGCATTGAGAAAAAAGGCATAATCAAGGCTGTCTTCGTAGCCTCCTCGGTCTGAATTGACTCTTTCAGCGACTCAACACGCTTAGAAAACTGCTTTAATTGATCAATGAAATCCATGCTATGTTCCCCTTTCCTTTTTATTTTCCACCGGCACGGACCGGTTGGCTGCCAAACCAGATTTTGCCCATTGACACACGAACGCCTGTTTGGTATAATCCAAACAAACGAGCGAGAAGTGAATCTCAAAACGTAAGTATGCACAGAACATAATACGCCCCATTTTAAGAAAATGGAGTGATAATTTTCTGTGCAATCTGCACAAATTGGGACGTAGCAAATTGTGCAATCTTACGAAATTGCAATTTAGAGCAAAATGACTCACACATGGGACACCTTTAGTGGTAGAATAAGACACGTAAAGAATAATCTTACAAATAAAGGCACGATGTTGCGCAAGTATCCCGGAATATCAATTGGAATCCGCAGCAAACTATATCCGGGTGATTACACATGCGGATTAATTTGAGCCAAAAGCGTCTGGAACGTGGGTTGTCTGTGCGCCAATTGTCGGAACTATCAGGGGTATCCCGTGCAACCATCACACGGATAGAAAATAGCGACTGCAATCCAACCATTGAGCCCCTGTGCAAATTGGTGGGAGCACTAGGCATTACACTGAATGATCTGATCCCATGCGATCAAATGCAGCAATAGAGCCCGGCCTTTGCCGGGTACATACAGAAGGAGGAGCAGCTATGTCGAAATGTGAAAAAGCTACAGCAGATCAAATGCAAGCTAAAGAAGATATGATAAATACGATTTTAAAACTTTTACATACAAGCAGTTATCCCCATGTACGTGCAATCTTGTGCATGCTGCAAAAGTGGAATGCGGCCAAAGATTCTACTTAGATTCCGCTGGGAATCGCTCTGTGGCTTCCCGGGCAGCTTTCTCCAGCATGCGCCACCAGCTTGAATCGAGCTTTGCAATAGCCATGATGAATCGCTGCTTGAATTCGTCGTCCGAATCAATCAGATCGGCAAAAAATACGGAAAGTTCATCGTTGCGGGAAAGATCAACGAACATATTGCCTGTCCCTTCGCGGAGCCATGCTTCTTCCACATTGAATTCTCGGCACATTAAAGATATTGCCGCGTCGCTTGGCTCCCTTCGACCAGTCTCATATCCGGCTATATTTGCCCTTGATATATTCAGCTTATCCGAAAATTCTTGCTGCGTAAGGCCAAGTGCCTTGCGCAGTTTTTGTATTCTTTCGTGCATTTTAAGCCCTCGCTATCCCGCATCTTTGTACTCACATCATAGCACAGCTTGTGCGGCAAGTCAAGAAAAATTGTGACTTAGACACAAATCCTGCTTGACAATTGTGACAAAGTCATATATAATAGGCGCAAAGTCACAAGAGAGGAGGTGACAGGATATGTCTGAGGCAGAAAAAACGATCGGCCGTAAGCTGGCGGATGCTGTGAATTGCATTCCTACTGCGGCTGGGCAGAAATACTTTCTTGGATTTGTGGAGGGCGCAGCAGCGATGGCAACGGAGCTGGGGGCCGTGGTACCTACAGCCAGCCCTCCTGTATCCGATTCTACCACGCCGCCACAAGCCGCACAATCCTAAATTAATGCTTCTACGCGAGTACGCCAGTTTTTGAAAAGGAGCCGACCACCATGAAGCCAACAATGTCGGCCGTTGAGGCAGCCAAAGAGCTACGCCGAAACGGCTTCCCAATCACCCTAGATCGCTTTTGCGACGATCTGGAAGCCGGCGAGTACCCATTTGCACGGCTGATCTCCAAGGGGCCGACCGGGCGGCGGCTATTCCGTATTTATCGGGTGGACTTTGATGCCTGGCTGGAAAAGATGATGCCAAAGGCAGGCGATACCCCATGAAGTACCACACCTACGAAGTCCACGCCCAATCCCCTGACGGCCTAGTCCACGTCCGAACCGTCCGAGCCACCAGCGCAGAGCATGCGGAGCGGATGGTAAAGGCGACGCTGAGGCGTGGATGGAAGG